AAGAATCCCATGATGTTACAGATCAAGATTATTTACTAGCTCCTGTCCCGTCAGTGGGAACCAACAAACTTGTCAACGATCAGTCTTGGCTACTTGGAGTAACGTCTGCTGATGGTTCATTATCAAATTATATAAAAGGTGATCAATCCAAAGCAGTGTCGATTACCTTAGACAAAAGAGAGATGCACCGCTCTGAAATAGTTAGAGTTCTTGATTCGTTCCCTGGTAAAACGTCGGAGCGTAAACACCATTCAAAATATGGTTGGCGAATAACTAAATATACTGGTAATTGTTGGGATTTTTGTTCAAAATATATGACTGGCAAGCTCAACGCAAAGAAATTTACTGCCAACGTCTTTGACCTTGACAAAGAATCACGTCTTCACGTCCTGGGTGGTTATTTTGATGGTGACGGTTCGTTCTCTAAAGCAGAAGGCAAACTCATTGCCAATAATTACTCTTGTGACATGGCAGACCAAATCTATTGGCTTCTCTTGTCAGTTGGAATTCGAGCGTCATTAGGTCGTTATCCATTATATGGAGATCACTACGAAACTGATAGCAAGTGGGTATATCGTATTTTTATACCACAATCGGATATATCGATACTAAAGCCATACATGCGTAGTAACAAAATACCAGATGATTTCATTCCTCGCAAGACCCGTGAATTGAGATTCTTCTATGAAGAAGATGGAGTTATATATCTGGCACAACCTATCGAAAGTATTAAGCAGTTTAGGTATACTGGACCAGGATATGATTTGCAAATTGATCCAGAACGTTCCTTTGTGGCTAGTGGGTTTGTAACATCTAATTGCAGGTTCTTCTATGAAAACGAGCCCAAGGTCGCTGCTGCAATCGACTTCTATAGTCGATTCCCAATGAACGGTTTTAAGCTTGATTGCAAGGACCATAAAATCTGGCGTTACTATCTAAAGAAGGTTGTTCCCAAGCTTGAACTCAATGAGAAGTTCAAGATGATATCTTCAGAATACTATATGCTCGGGGATGTCTTTGTACATACAGACATTGAATGCCCAATATGCGGCGGCAGTGGAGTCGATCCAGATTCAGGTGAATCTTGCAATCACCCAGGCGGCCTAATTAAGTCAATCAAGATTCTCAATCCTGATTGGATGGAAGTTCAACAATCAATTCTGGCTGATGAGCCGTCTATCGTTATGGTTCCAGACGAAGAGTTGAAGAGGATCGTATTCTACAAGCAGCCGAAGAATATCTACGATAGTATTCCAGATGCAGTCAAGCGTTTGATCATTCAGAACAAGCCAATTCCTATGTCTGCTAGGACAATCTCTCATATCAAGCACATGCCCGTTCCTTACGGGACTTATGGCAGCAGCCTGATTCGTAGGTTGTTTACTACGTTGGCATACAAGACAAAGATTATGACTGCAAACTGGATTGTTGCAGAAAGACTAATCCTGCCTGTAAGGGTTGTTAAGATTGGTAGTGACAATCGTCCTGCTACGACCGCAGACATTGCAGATATTCAGCAGCAGTTGGCAGCGACAGCAAATGATCCTAACCTTACCATTGTTACTCACCACAACTTTGAGTATGAGTGGTATGGAGCCGCTGGAAAGATACTTCAAGTTACTCAGGAAATGGAGAACATCGGCAAGGAAATACTTGACGGTTTCATGCTCAACCAGTCTTTGCTCAACGGTGAGATGTGCATCCCAGAATATGATCGCATGTTGACTAGAGACGGATTTAAGTCTCTACATCAAATTACCGAAGATGATGAGGTAGCAACATTCAATAGATATACTGGTGAACTAGAATATCAGAAACCTACAGCAATACATCAATATGATTGGGATGGCGATCTAATGCATTTTCAAACAGATCGTATTGATTTTGCTTGTACTCCGAACCACAGAATGCTATATCAAAAGCGAGACCACAATGAGTGGGTTGTGGATACAGCGGATACGGTAAGAGACAGGTCGAAGTTTAGAAAGACTGTCAACTGGAAGAATTATGTAACAGAAGAGAATGGATACTCTCCTTTCAGCGGAACAGTTTCATTTGGTAAGTATGAAATCCCACTTGATGATATGCTCAAGATTATGGCTTATTATGTATCCGAAGGTCATATTCAGAAAGAGACTCGGAAATGTCGCAGCACTTTTGGAGAACCAAGTAGTGTACAAATATCGCAGACAGAGAAAGGCAAGGGGTGGGAAGACCTTTGCACTCTACGAAAAGAATCCATAGTCAAAATCTCTAAGACTAGGCATGGGTTTGGTATCCACAACAAAGAATTTGCCAAGTATTTGATGGAGAACTGTGGGCACCTGAGTAGTTTCAAGAAGGTTCCAAAATGGGTCAAAGACAAACCTGCTGTTGTGTTAAGCCGTTTTCTCGGTTATCTGATCAACGGAGATGGCGCTCTACGGACTCGGGATAAAAACGGACCTAAGAAATACTATACTTACTACACTAAGAGTTTGCAACTTAAAGACGATGTGATGGAAATTGCCATGAAATGTGGATACTTCCCAAGATATCGTAAGCGTCGTAATATATGGGAAATCACATTCTCGGATTATGATCTGGGCAGAGAAACCATTACTCTAGAGTCCAAGAAACATGATACGATCACAAAAATGCCATACAAGGGTAAGGTATGGTGTGCAACTGTGCCCAATAGCTTCATCGTTACCGAGCGTAATGGCAAGCTCATGATCTCAGGGAATTCTGGTTATCAGTCTGCTCAGGTTGGTGTTGAGACTCTTATACGACGCGTTGAGTCTTGGCGTCATACTCTTGCCGAGTGGTGTGAAAAGCGAGTCTTCAAACCAATTGCTGAGATGCAAGGATTTGTAGATGAGGAAGAAAGTGAGGAACTTAATGAAACTATCTTCCTCTATCCGACGATCAAATGGAATGATCTCAATCTAAAGGACAAGAGCCAATGGTACTTGTTACTCAACCAGTTGCACGACAAACAGCTCATCTCTGCTCAGACTTTGCTTGAAGAACTTGATCTCGATTATGATCAGGAAGTGAAGCGTATGCGTCACGAGCAAATGGCCGCTGGCCCACAAATGGCACCTATGGGTGGACTAGGGGGTGGTCAAGACCCGATGGGTGGAATGATGGGTGGAATGATGGGTGGTGGTGGTGGCGGCGGTGCTCCTATGCCGGGAGCCGACCCAATGATGGGTGGTGGTGGTCCTGCCCCAGCTGATGCTGGAATGATGGGTGGAGCAGGTATGGGAGGTATGGACCAAGGCATGATGGCCCCAATGGCCCAAGGTGGAAAGGTGCTAAAGAAGGGTAAACAGTCAAAAATGCAAAAGCAGCATGAGGGTGAAACCCCCGAAGGTGGAGCGCCTAGTGTAATGCTTACTACTATTGAGCAAGAGATGGTAGATATTCTGCTTGGGCTTGCTGAAGTTTATAGGATGAGTCCACAAGCCATTCAAGCCCAGTTTGCCGTGCAAAACCCAACTGGAGCCAAACCATACGTACTAGATTTTGCTTTTCCATTCCTAAAGCTGGGCGTGGAATGCGACGGTGATGTATGGCACTCCAATCCAGAACAAGAATCACAAGATAAGGAAAGAGATTATTTATTAGCTCAGCGTGGCTGGACCATTCTTCGATTTGATGACAAGACAATAGAGGAAGCGCGTCAAGCTGTGCAAAATACTATAGGAGGGTTCCTTGATAAAGCCATTAAGGCTAAAAACTCTAACAACAGCAAACAGGCGTCTAAAGGCGACCCTCAGTTTACTGAAGAGCCTCAGTTGTATACATTGAGGAATGGCAACTTTATCAAAACCAGTGACTATAAGAGCTATCTTGGCAAATTCTTTAAGCCGGGTATTAAGTTTGATGAGGCCAGAAAATGATTACTGTAATATCAGGACGCAGACGAATCAAAGAAAAGGGCATCAAGTGGGAAGAGCACTACGGTGAGAAGTCCAAAGATGTCAAGCATAAATTTGAGGAGATGCTTCCTGGTTCCTATTTCAGATGGGTTGGTAAAGACTATGAGGACTTATGCTGGCGCTATGTAGTGGTGGGTCCAGCTATCTCTAATCGAAAGGGTAAGGCATTCTTTGCTGGAAATAAGAAGATGCCCACCGATCCTCATAAGAAAGCATATTCACCATCTGGCAAGTATTTTCCAACATTAAAAGCAGCGTTAGTATACGCTATTGACATGTGGGGAGTTAAAATGCCTGATGATGCAGGTCAGTGGAAAAAAGAAGACCTCGAACCACTAGATATACCTAAGCACGTTCATGTGTAAGGATGAACTGTTACGATAAATCTACGGGAATCTGTGGTAAGCAAGACGTGTTGCAAGTGTGGATATGCCAAGGCTGAATTAGGGATTGAAGAGAGGATTCAGGTGGGCGTCGTTGAATCGACAATTAAACAGGGAGTGTGCGGGAGGGGTAATTCAATTAGCCCGTAGATTTCCGTAAGTTTTAAGGAACGGTAAGGATGAAAGAGCACGAAAAGAAGCTGAAGCGACATCTTATGAAAGAGGCATCTGCCAGAGTGTATCTTGACCCCACCCCTATCACAGATGCAGATATCAAGGTCAGCCTTCTAAAAGAGGCCGAGACCAGACTTGCCCAACTCAACAAGAAGGGCATGGCATGGAACGTAGGATACAGTGGCCTACATAATGCCACTTGGAATCTTGAGTGGACATATCCAGACATTGGTCCTAAAGCAGCAGCTATTAAGCAAGACATAGAAGAGAACTTCGCTCCATATATGCGTGAAGAAGTACACGAGCAAGGCAAGAAGCATTCCTTGCCTATCGGTGGAGGTATGTATAGATTTGAGGCTCAGCCGGTGGATTCCCCAGAATACAGTGACGAGCCTGATGCTACTCTTGTTATGCGTTTTAGATATCGCAGGCACATCAAGCCTATATATAACAAGAAGGCTCTTCAGATAGCCAACAATGCTACGTCATCTGTAAGTAATCTAGTTGGATTTGATGTTGATGAGTTTATCAACGATATCGAAGAAAACAACGTATCACTAAACCCATATTTCCATCCATCATCTATGGCA